GAGCTTTAGCGTCACTAAAACCTGACATGGTTTGACTGCCAATATTTTCATGACGGTAGTATCTATTTAGTTTATTACCACTTCTTCTTCGATAATATGTATCAGAAGATACACCAGATACGTGTGGCGATGGTGAACCGTAAAACTCTGGTTTAAAGATATGACTCGTAGTTATTACTGGTCTAGGATCCCCAGTACCATCTTGTAAAAAATCGTCTCTAGTAATACCGCCATTAACTAATTTACTTAAACCTTCACAAAGTTTCGGTATATCTGAGGCAAATAAAACGTCACTTGGCGACTTAAAGCTAAGATAAGATTCAATAATAGGCATTTAAGCTCTCAATGCAACGGTTGACAACGAAAAGTTTTGAAGTTCAAAATTTCTAAATCTAACCTGACCGCAACCCTTACCGTAATTATCAAGGTTGGTTCCAACGGTGGCAGTGCCTGGAGGGTGTGCAGGAAACCCAATACTAGACGGTAGATATACACCACCAGCAAGACAAAATGAAACTTTATTTACTCCAGACGATGGTATTGAAGCGGTAAAATCAGACAACGCAAGGTCTTCATAATTTAAAAGAAATGAAGTTGTATATGAAAATCTACCATCAAAAAACATTTTAGAATTAGTTTCAACATTGTAGCTGTCAGCACCAGGGTTTCCAAGAGCATCTTCATTATCATATGTAAATAAATCAGGACGATCATCAAAATCGCGGCGATTTACTGGATGAGAATGACCAAGATCGACCATTTTATTTTTCATATGAAAGTTCCCACCCGAGTCACTTGGTATTTTAGAAGAAAACGCCAAAGAGAACATTTGTTTCGTACCAAGGCATGGTTTCCAATCGCTTGATACATCAGGTGATTCTTCTAAACAGTAAAACAATTGAACAATACAAGTTGGCGGAACCCCCTGAAAAAAAGTTCTTGATCCATAGTCTTGTATGAATACTTCAGCACTGGCTCGGCATATTATTTGTGACCCATCATTAGAAAATGGTGTGTTATGTGTAATCAGTGACTTTGAAGCGAAACCGCCTGAACCTGGAAACAAGAATTCACCTTCTCTCATTTCACCACCAGCTAAAGGATAAGTTATAGAATTAGAAGAAGTGGTTTCAGGACTAAAAAACCTATTTTTCAGTAAAACATTGGTTGGAACTTTAGATTTATTAATTCCTTCTTGAGCTATGTTTTCTTGCTCAACCTTCAAGTCTTGTATGTTTTCTTGAAGCTCGTTGTATGTAGACGAGCTTAAAGTGTCTCCTGAAACAATATTTGGTACTTTAATTATAGCCACTATCTTTTCCTTAGTTGAACAAGTAAGTGTCGATCTAAAATCTCACACTTTATTCCCTTATCTAAGTCATCATGATTGCCTTTAGTGTCAAAAGTGACCCCGGCTAATACACCAATATCTTCTAATGAGATTGCTCGACTTTCAAATTCTGGCAAAGGTGATGGATGAACATCAGAAGAAACCATCTGAAAAGGCTGAAACTTTCCTCGTAGGTTGTCTTCATCTCTAGCGCCAATTCCAACTCTACTGGTTTTTAATTCAATTGCTGTAAATGCCCGAACTTCTACATCAATACGATTCTTACCAGCAACAACAGGAGTCGCACCACAAAGATAAATAGCATTTCTCCAGTTTCCATTAAAAAGATGTCCGGATTCAGAAACTAAATTACCATTTATAGTTATTCGAAATTGAAGACAATAAAAGTCAACAGGAACATCAGACCATTGACCAAGAGGAAAGTTTTGTACACTCAGACCATCCACACGTGACCCTATTGTGTCCATCAAATTAGAACTATACTCTCCACCCCTTTGGCATGGATTGTATCTGGTAGTGTCCTCACCACTGACCCCCATCCAACCACCAGCAGGCATATTTGTACGAGACATACCAATGCCACTTTCTAAGTAGGGACCGCCTGTTTCAGACATAAGAGCGGCTACTTGCAGATCTGCAGCCATTGCAGCACTTGTAATACCTGTACCGGTCCATTTAAACGTACTGTTAAAGTCAATAATTGCCCAACCATCAGTATCAGAATCAAACTCTACACCAGCCAACTGATTATTTTCTAAATCTTTTTTTACGTAAGCACTAGTTGATGATGGACATGTAAAAGTCGTAAGAGGAAGAACATCAACTAAGTCAGGTCTTCTAAATCTATAAACTTCATGAAAACATTTAGAACTAAATGACTCAATATGTGGAGTGCCTTTCAAATTATCTGAATCTATTGATCCATTCAATTCATTAACGAACTCAGCAGCATTATTTAATAAATCGTCAGGGTGAATTATTTCACCAGACTTAACGTGAACTTTTGGAAATTTAATAGCCATAGTTACCTTTTATCGGATGTAAGAACATCTGTAAGTGGCCTAATATTTCTTTGTTCGCCAACCTTAGCGTCAATGCTGTAGCCAACAATCATCATTCTATTAGGATGTTTATTTTTCTCATCCTGTTTAAACTGAATAGCAAGTTCTGTTGTTACAGATTTATGCATATGGCTGACATCGTAACGCAGGACAACTGGGCGATGAAAGCCCCAAACATCTTTATCAAAAACAGCCTGATCATAAACGGGCAAAAGTTCGTTTATATCTTGTTGATCTCTTTGTTTATTTTCATCTAAAGCAACAACTTCTGACCTGTTAATTTTGAAGTTTAGTTTTGCTGGCTCGTTACCATAAGCAACTGCATAAAAGTTAACATAAGCTACTTGTATATTTGAATAAAGGCTACCAAAAGAAAATGGACTTGTTTCATACAGTGGAAGATCAAGAGTAGAGGTTAGTGACGGTTCTTTTTCACCGCTAGGACGAATAGAGTCTGATCCAAATAGATACTTTTCTCTAAAAAAACTGCTGTATACATTGATTCCTGGTTTTTCTTCATCATTGCTTCCAAAGTACAAATATGATCTTGAATCTTTTGTTTCAACAGCACATTGGATTGGATAGTTTTCGCGAAAACTCCATGCGCCTATTTCGTAATGCCAAACAAGGAGTAAATTATTAAGTTTACCGCGAGTTGGAACACATAAAAAATATTCCTTGTCTGATCTATTTATGACACCAACAGCAGCACGAGAACCAACATAATCAATCTGATCAGTCAAATTTCGTATCGGTGTACTCAATTCAACAATAGAAGTTGGGCTACCTGTATTTTCAAGAGCACCTTTAAGGACAAACACACCGTTCTGAGCTAGAAATACGAGGCCGGTCCCAGGAACGTCTTGTATAGACCTGGCTGCGATACACCCGATATCTCGGTTCAAGGTCTGAGCATAAAATCCAGATCGTGGATCACCCTTAATAAGATAAACGCCACGAGTTTTGAACACCACCAAGGCGTTGTTGGATGCATACATCCCAGTGATTTCGCCTGAATCGGAATCGCCAATGTCGAAAATGTTGTCCCTTGGAAATACTTCAGGCATCCCCTCTGCGCTGTATTTGATTAAGTTGTCCGGCATTCCTGATACAAATACAGTGTTTTTAAATGCGGTAATAAATTTTGCTTGTACCGGAAATGGTCCGAAGTCTTCTGGGTCAGTTAGTACACCAAGATTAGAATCGCTGATGCCATCTTCGGTTGCGGTAGACTCATTATCTTGTATTTCTTTCAAAAAATGAAAGTTTCGACCTGACTCTGGTGTAAGCGGGTTTCCGTTATCGTCAAAAATATCTCGGGTTCTATATAACCTTCGCGCGACAACGTCTTCACCACCAGTAGGTATGTTAATTTGTGTGAATCTTCGTTTACCGTTTGCACACTCGAAACTACAAATATCGCTTGAATCAGACATAGGACTTTCTTGCCCACGTCGGTTCACGAATGTGATTCGGTACTGATACCCACAGAGCTTACCATCAACGTACTTTGTCCCTGGTGCCGCATCTGATGGCTTCGAAGATGTAGGTTTTTTTCTTACTTTTTCACCAGTAGGACGAAGACTGCCTAAGCCCTGGCCCCGTTCTCTTGTTCCCAAAAAGTATGCGGTGTCATCACCATCGTCCCCACCTTCATCGACATATTGATTATGGTATGTTCGATAGACAACACTGGCGTCAGGTTTGGCTGGAAAATCGAAAAATCCCGCCCTTGTTACAACCTTACCATCGTAAACAATTGGCTCATCAATACCGTTTACCAAATATAAACGACCACCAAATGAAATACTTTGGCTACTTATTTCTGATGTCTTTGGAACAAATCTTGGCCTCCCACCAGGGCCTATTTCGACATTGTTTTGGTCTTTTAAGACAGTAAATGGTTCTGATCCTCCAGGAAATTTACTTGGATCTAAACGAGCAAGCCGTCCAAACGAATCTTCAAAAATAACGTCTCTGTTTTTACCGTTATGTCTGCTAAAATAATGAATCGAGTGGATTGTCCCAAGTGATTTCCAAGAATACCCGTTCAAGGTCACACAATCATAAGCTCCAGCAGTTTTCCAACCATCATAGCTATCCCAAGACATTTCTTTGATAACGGCCGCAGAATCAGGAGAAACCCTCCACCGATTATCAATACCTCTCAAACGAGCAACTTCGAATGTTTGAGTTTTCATTATTTACTCAGCCTTGCTTGGAATACCAAAACGTTCTCGATCTGCCATAGCTCGGTCAAAACCCCGTCGTACATACATTCGATCAGTGCGACTGAGGTACTTCGCTCTCATTGCAGCTAAAATTTCATCTGCGCGGCCCTCATACAACTGGCTATGGTTGAGCATACTGTGCTGCATACAAATGTCTCTGAGGGCCGCGTAAACAAGATAATGGTGGTATTGAGGGGGCCACTCAGGTGAATCTGAATCTTTTACGAGCCTGTGAGGTCTTTTATGGTATCGAACCTCAACCATGTAGTCGCTTTTAGGTGTCTGCCAAAAGCGTAAATAGCTTCGAGGTCCTGATTCATACAGGCGTTCAAGCCGTAAACTTTCTCCGCTTGGGTCTACAAGGGAGGAAAAAGTAGCAGAACCACTTACCGCAATTGTTTCATCTCCTAATTCTTTTCCTACATCTACATATTCGTCTATTGCTTCAGCTATTGTTGCAATGTGCCTCCAACTACCAGTACCGCCTGGATTTGAAGGTGCTGCATAACTAAGATTATTCTTTTTGTGTTCCTCGCTCAGAATGATGCGTCGATAAAGCTTTTTCATCCTACCACTCATTGTCTTTTCGGTAGCAGTACCTGCCGTCACAGAGTGTGGTCTTGTGTTTTGGAAATTCATCAGTACAATTTCCGGATGGCCTAGCCCATCAACTGTCAATGTTGTTGTATCGACCGAGGAAACAAACAATGAAGCGTCTAAATCAATAGTCAACACTTCGGATGGTGGTCCCTCCATTCCAGCATATTCAAACGTATAACAATACTCGATTGTATAGGGCCCAAGTTGGATTCTAGGAAGAAGTGAACCACCAGACGACAACGTTTTAATATTGTTTTCGACAGCAAGCCTATGATTAGGAGCTTGAATATTGTCGTGCATTTCTTCCACACTGACAAACGGATCACCTGTATCTGATCGATCCAAGTATAAGTTTTCTTCTTTTCGTGCGTCCAAAAACATAAACCGACCGCGATTGGGTGCAGTCATTGTCGTTGTTGTTTTATCTGAATTAGTAAAGGCTACAACTTCTTTGTTGGTGATTCCACGATCCATAATACCCAGCACTTCGATACAATCTTTCGGCATAGGATATCTTATGAATTTAATTGTCCAATTCGTATATGTTCCTGAAAGAAGCTTTTTATCTACAACAAACTTTCTAGCATCGACGTAAGCGGTAATCCTATACTCTGATCCATCGTCGTTATTAACGAGTGTTTTACCAACAATATCGGATGGAAGGTTTTTAATTCCTGCACCCTCGTCAGTTGGTAGCGCAACAAAATGGGTGTCATTACCAGTCAGACTACTTGTACTGTCTCCGGTGATATCTGCGCGAAGCTGCAACAAGTTGCGATTTTGCATGAACAGCCACTGGTACTGGCTCGATATCTGAAGGTAGTGACGATTTACTACACGAGCAATGTTGTCGCTGTATTGCTTCAAATCAGGGTTGTAGTCCAACGCGGAATTGATTTCTTCGCGGATTTCTTTGAGATTCACGTCAGGCTCCAGAAAAAGAAAACGGCTGCTGAAGTAGTATACCCCAGCAGCCGAAAATGGACCGAGGTCCGGTAGCGATTATGGCTTAGAACATGTTCCTGTCATAGATCATGACATCTGCCAAGTGAGCCACTGCCACCTCAAGCGTCATTCCGCAGGGTGAAACCTTGTCTGCTGCTTCAGCGATGTCAGCACGCCCAGGAGTGGTATCGACAACGATTCCAACGCTTGCAGCAACATCAGTCGTCACATATGCGTTCTCAAACTTACCAGCAGTCTGCACCTTGAGTGGAATGGACAAAGTATCACTTCCAGATGGATTTGTGATGGTTTCAGCGGCGACACCGACAACGCCAACAGCGCCGAGAGAAGTAGCCGGAGCCAACTTTACAGAACCACCCAAACCGTTGGTTGAATCACCAGTGTCAATCGAAACCCACTGACCCTTAGTGATTGTACCGCTTGCTGCAAGAGTAATGTTTAGTCTTACGAACTTCTTCGGAAAATTGGCGTCACCATCGACACCGTCTACTTTATGAATTGCCATGTTGTCCTCCCTCTTTTGACTATATGGCTATGAAGTAGGGTGGGGCTCGACATGAACCCCACCCAATCAGGATGACTTAGAATGTTTCCAAGTCGAATGCTACACCGCTGGAACCAAGGTGCTTGGCGATCAGTTGACCACGGCACCGAAGCTTGGCAGCACGAACATCGTACTCACCCGACACAGTCTCGAAGTCCGAGAGGTCGAAGTAACCTTGTGGGTCCCACAGGGTGTAGATGTCGTTCATGTTCAGCATGTAGAAGCTGATAGGATCAGCAGTAGAACCAGGGGTTCCACCAGCATTAGGCATGTTGTACTCAACGTTGATTGGAATACCTTGGAAGGTTTCAACCATCTTACCGCCGTCGATCTGTGCTTGATCAACGTACCGCTCGTGTGCAGAAAGAGCACGCTTGAGGTTCTTGAATCCAGCGCGGGAAGCAAGAATCACGTTGGGAGCACCAGAAGGCGACACAGCGTTGATTTCAACCAACAGGTCATAAAGACCAGCAAGGCCGTTAGCGTTGAAAGATCCAGCGCCATCAAAGCGTTGGTTCTGCCAACCAGTCTTACCGCTGTAGGTAGACTTGCTTACGTCACCAACAGTGTTGCCTTGAGAGCCAACAGCTTCAGGCTCAAGGAAACCTTGGTGGTCACCAGAGGTCACGTCGAATCCGTTCAGCGTGTTCCAGTCTTCCCAACCGGTTTGGCTACCCTTAACGATTTGCTTGACGTACTCACGCTTGAGAGCGTTAGCGGTCATAAGAACACGACTTTCAAGAATTGAAAGAATCGCGGCATCGCCTGAGTTGACCATTTCTTCTTCGGAAGAGATAGCGACGGGACGCACAACGTGACCAAAATCGTATTGTGCAGGTTGGAACACATCTTCGACACTAAGATCAATGCGCTCAAAACCAGTCTGCATACGAGTGGTTGAAGAGTGCTCACCGAAGCCGAGAGGCACAACGATCCGAGATCCACCAGCTTGAACTGGCTTTCCAGCACCGTGGACACGTTCTTGTGCATCAAGGAAGGCTACGGATTCGTGAACGTTGTCACGAAAGTCCTTCATCAGGATGTGCATGGTTGTGGAAAGCAGTTCGTTTCCAATGGTAAGGTCGGTTGTTGCCATTTTAGGCTCCTATTAGCGGTTATTGAGAAAGGCTTTTGCGGCTTCGGGGTTTGACTGGAGCCAAGCAGCAATCGAAGCCGCACCTTGCTTCTTGACATCAGGGGGAATTTCAGCGACACCAGGAGAACCGCTTACAGAACTACGCTGAACTTGTCGAGCAGCTTGAGCACGGGCTTTTCTCTTGGTTTCTTTGTTCTTGCGTTCTTGCGCAATCATATTGCGAGCAACAACAAGATCATATGCATCTTGAGTCGAGAGGGGCGCATCAGTCTTTTGACGATTAGCGACCAACTCAGCAACCTGAGTCTTAAACCCATCATTTTTCATTTCAGGGTGTGCTTCGAGAAAGTCAAGGTAGCGGCTACGCTGACGTTGCTCTTCAGATACCTGCTGCATGGGCGAAAACACGCTTGAAACAGCTTCAGCAATACCACGATTGATGTGTGCCTGAATGCCTTCTTCAGACATAAGATCTGGCAACTCACCTTCTGGAGTTTTAAGTGCCTCTTTGATCCGTGGGTCATCAATAACAGAAGCAAATTCAGCCTGACGACGAGCAAAATCTCGTTCCAAGCTTTGAATCTGTTGTTCACGCTTCTGGTACTGCTCTACTCGACTTTGATGAGATGTATCTAAATCGGCTTTTTGATTTTTATACGAAACTCTAAAGTTGTGAAGCATACGTCGAGCAACAGTAGGCAAGTCCTTAATGTCTTGCTCATTAATGTTTTCATAGAAAGCATCTGTACTTAGCTCTTTATCATCAATATCTGAAAACAAAGGATCAAAAGAACGTTCATTTACTACAGGAGTATCCTCACTGGTAAACGTAGTGTTGTCTGTTGAATCAACAGAGTCAGACTCATTAAAAGACTGTTCTACATTGCCATCATCAAGCAATCCTGTAGAACCAGCCGAAACATCGTCATTTACTGGTACATCAATTCCATTATTTTCATTCATTTCGTCTGACACAAAAATCTCCTTTCTTTTTAAAATCTAACATTTTTTAAAATACTTTCGCAATAATGCAAGTTTATTACTGCATTGCAGATGCGAGAGTTTCGTCTTGAGCGCCCATATCATCGGGTGGAGGCGCCATATCGTCACCTTCATCTTCTTCCATAGAGGATGCTTCAGGTCCACTTTCCTGAAGTTCCTTTACAGCCTCAATAAACTTTTTGTCTTTTGCCATCATTTTTAGCAATGCAGTTACTTTTCGGAGATCTGTATCGGTAACAATAGTGAAAGGATCAAACCCAAGTTTAGATTCGAACTCTCCACCACCAACCATTTTAATCAACTCGGAAACAGCAACAAGAGGAAGAAAGAGATCTGCTGGCAAAGGCTGATCCATTTTCCCTTTTTCTGCGCCCTCAAGATCAATTTCGATCTTTGGCATATCAACAGCAGAAATCTTAGAAAGCGTCTTATTAAACGTATCTAAAAGGGTCTTCAGGGCTTTTATTGAAAATGGCTTAGTTGGCGCTGGTGCGGACTGAGCCAACTCTTGAAGCTGTGCTTCTGAATCATCAACAGCTTCAGGTGGAGCGGCCTCGGGAGGGGGTGGCGCACCTTCTGGGGGCATGGTCGCTTGGTCTTCAGCCATTGGTTGGCCTTTTTCGTATCCGTACATGACAAACTCCTAAATGATGCCTTTGTCTCGCTGAATTCTAAATTGTTTAAAACCTGGATGGTTCTCTAACCGATTACAATAATCATCGTACTCTTTTACTTCTTTTTCCATCCTAACATCCCATTTACCATATTCTTTTTCTATGTCCCAGTCACCATCTACAGGCGTAAGACCTCTTTGTTTGCAAACATCTCTACGATGCTGCTTACTTGTCAACATTACACCAAGACCACGATCGTAGTATGGAAATTGTTCACTAAATCTATCAATTCTTGCCATCGGTAACCATTTAGAATTTTTAGATTTACATTTAGGGCACTCGCGCAAATCTTCAAAGTGTTCGCCCGCGCTAAAATCAGTCAACTCATCGAATTGGTTTTCGCAATCCTTGCACATGTATAAATGCATGACGAGGCCGGTCATCTTTCGAGACTTATCAGGGGCTTGATTTTGTGGATCATTTGATTGAGCAACAGACACTCTGAAAACACGCTTAGAGTCTTGACCACATTCAGAGCAATCAATAAATTCTGGTCGATTAGAAAACCGACATGTGTGGTCTTGCTCGTTTGCGCATTCATCACATTTATAACTATAGATTGGCACTCGCAGCCTCCAGAACTTGCGCAATTGCGGGCCCTTGCTCTTCAGGAGGTAGTGCCGCTATTTGCTCAAGAATCTCCATCACCTCTGGATTGTCTGCAAAAATTTCCGCCATAGCAGACAACGCTTGATCCGGTGGCATTTGAGAGATTTGTGCGATCATTTCTTGTGGATCAACAGCCTGTTCAGCACCTTCTACCGGATCTTCCACTGGTTGTTCGGTTGGAGATTCTTTAGATTCTTTAGATTTTTTTTCCGAGTCCATAGCCAACTCAGACTCCAACTCTTCAGGATGCAGATCTTTCGGGAGATCAAATCTTTCAGCAAGAACCTTCATATAGTTTTTTGCAAAAACACCGCCTGGTCCACCCTTTGCGGCTGCTTCCCAAAGCGCACCGTAAGGCTGTAGGAGAGCAACCAAGTTTTGCTGCATGACACTATCGCTGAGCGGCGTACGACCACCCTCGACAAAAGTGATCTCAAAGTTGGCGTCCAAGTCTTCGACCGAAACAACGATTTGCTCACTTCTTACTCTCAGTATTATCGATTCTTGCCGTACCTCAAACTCATCGTCAATCTTCAAAACACCCTTAGATGGTACAAGATCTTCGTCAACAAGTGGCTGTTGAAGAGATGCTGTATTTTTAGCCAGCGCCTCATCGACTTGTTCAGACTCTTTTTCGTCAGATGCAGACTGAGCATCAAGAGCGCGACCACTCAAAGTTTGACCCAGCATGTTCAACTCTTCTGGAGTCATATCGTCGATTTCGCGCTTTGTTGTAATCTGAGAAGCCAAATCCTTAAAGTCATCTGACTCAACATCAATTCCAGCAACTTCAGCCATCGACAAAATCTTTTGTTTATCGAAGGTTTCCGCTACAGCTTCTTTTTCAATCTCTTGCTCGTCCTTTGGCTCAGCACCAACCTCCGCTAAATCGACTGTCTGATCCTCATACGCACCAGAACTGTCGCCATCATCTTGCATACAAGCAATCAGCGACCTCAACAAAAGTTCTGTTAGGTTAGAAAGCCACTGATCTTTAATCGTTGCATGTAGACCAAATTCAGACTCTGTGTATTGTTGGACCGTTTCGACCTCAAAAGCCGTGGCCTTGGTCACAATACCTCTGGCTTGTGGGCTTGTTCCAATCACACGCTCAATGTCATTCTCTACATCACGAACATAGCTTTGAATATTGCTGGATATGGCAGCGTTCTGAATGGGCAGAATTGCATCACCAAGTGGGCGTTCAAATCCAGACTCTACTTCGAGAATCAATCCGTCGTGACCCTCTGTAAGCAGAGTCATTTCTTCAGCATTGAAGGTTCCTTTTCGTGTCACATATTGGCGCGTGTCTTTCCGTGTAGCCATCGCCATATACGATCGATATGCATTCAACTCTTTAAACTGAGGCATTAAACGACGAACATGGGCAATACCTCGCAATGGGTACTCAGGCTCATAGTTGAATATCAACGGTATAATGTGCGCCATTGGCTCACCGTCGTGGCGAGCGAAAGGTAAAGGGCCAACGTAAACCGGCTTTTTAGATGTATCGCCTTGACCCAAAACATAAATTTCAAGTCTTCCTTCATATTTGATATCCGGGTTTTCAGGGTCTACATAGTGATCGACCAAGTTGCAAAACTCAAGAACCCGAACGAAGTTGTTGTCATCCTCGGTTTTGTCATAGCGTTTACGGCTGCTCTTGTTGTCCGCTACAACGTCTGTACCAGATAGAAAATCGACACGCCGTGTCCCTGAAATGTCTTCGAGATTATATTCTTTTTCGACTTCTTGTTTTGGTCGATAATACAAGTGACCACGGAACCGCTCATCATCGGCATCCGATACTTCGTGGTCTAAAAGCATTTCCCAAACAGGAATAACCCGCATCCAAACACGATCTAAGGGGCTCCCTCTACCGTGGTGGTAGCCTACTTTTATACCAGATCCCGGATACAACAACGCTTGCCGCAAGGCAGACATGACGCGCTCATGAATCTTACGGCTCGAAAGCATTCTGTTGATTGCCAACTCAGCTTTTTCTGGATCTCCACTACCCGCAGGATCAGGACCCAAAACAACTCGGCTCGCTCGTGGGTACAAAGCCGATAAATACGACGTGATTACACCCCACAACCGGTTTACCTCAACCTCAACTTCACGAAGTCGTCGGTTCCGTTTCGAAGAATCATCACCAGTCATGTACTCCCAGTAGCGAGTCATGTATGTATTTTTATATAGTGACCAATCCTTGCGATGGTTTCGCGTATAACGATCGTGAGAACGAACAAACTCGTGTACAAGTTTTGATGATATTTGATCTGTTTCTTTCACGATACCTTCGCTCCGCTCATGACATTAAAAGGATTTCTGCGAGCATGATACCGCTTTGTGCCTCTTTTGGGAATATCCTTGGCCTGTGGCATTTTACGACGATTCCACTCAGCAAGCATTAACGCATCTGAGTGGTCGTCGTGATAACCATCTTGACCTTCAATCTTCCCATTATGCTCACGAATGTGCATTAACTCTTGAACTGTTGATAAGTCATTCAAGGTTAAAATGTCTGCATTTACAACTTGGCGTAGGTGAGCATACGCCTCTTCTTTATTGCCACGAGTTGTTGTCCAATACTTTGGTGTCTTACTCGCAAGCTGTCCAGGTGCTGGAGGCTTGTGCCATAAAGGCAACCCAGCTTTTTGAAACTCTCGAATAACCACTGGACCCGCACCACCCGTGTTGGCCTCAACCAATGTTCTGGCCTTGTTGTAGTGCATGGCCAGTTCCACGGCCTTTTGAGCAAACAGAACCTCACCACCCTGATTCATTGAAAGTGTAGCCACTTGACGACCGTCCGCACTCAAAACCTGTGCTACCGCGTAGTCTCCACCGTTACACCAAGAGGGATCAACACCAACTGAGTAATTAAGGCCAGGATACGGCCTTTCATAAATCCTCAACTCACCCTCAACAGGCTTTAGTGAAGACAAAACACTGTTGAGGTAATCGGTGTCAAACCAACTACCGTCGTGTATGGCAAAGCCGTCCTCAATGGTAAGTGGGTACTCTCGCCTGAATCGACGAATACCAATACCGTTCACACCATGAATTTTATCATGACGCCAATACAACTGACGCATCGTTAAGTCATGTTGTTGACCTAAGATCCATTCTTCTTGGTCTGGTTCCCAACCGTCTGGCACATCTGACTGGTATGCCCAGTGGTCAGACCACTTGAAAAAACGGAACCGAACGGACTTGTCTCCACGCTGCTTGGCCTCAATCGCACTCAAAACTTTAGAGTGGAATAGATTGCCCGGTCCGTCAGCAGTAGAAATAATAATAATCTTCTTGTGAGGACCCTCGTGAAGCGTTGAGGTGACAGACGCCCATACATCTTCTGCATTGGGCCAGAACGCCAACTCATCGGCATGTAGACGCTGATACGTCCAACCACGCGCGTCACTCTTACCGCCAGCAGTCATGCACCGGAAACCGGCCATGCTGTCTTTAAATATCAACTCACGCTTGTTTGATCGCTCAATCGGTTTCTTGAGCATTTCAGGCAACGATCGATAATAGTGACGAACACGACCAAAGATAGCATCAGTAGAATCGTAAGAGTCAGCAACAACAAGACAGCGTGCAGGATCTTGAATCCAATACAAGTAGTTAAAGTTGTACGCAGTGGCTACGGTTGTGTCACCAATCTGACGAGGCTTATAATGGATGACAGTTTCTGCTTCTGAACAAAAGTCTTCCAAGGCCATGACTTGTTCAGCAAACGGTGTATTGAACGAACGCTCTTGGCCCTTTTCATCAACAATCTTTAATCGACCTATAAACTCGCCTGGATGACTCGCTAACTGGGCAATCAGCTTTTTATCGTTCGCATTCACTATGCCTCACCCGGCTCAACTTTCCACGACTCACCACCACCATCATTAAAATATGTGCGTAGCTGTATAAGGGATTCACTGTCAGCAGCATCTTTCTTTGCTGCTGCCGAATCAAACCTAGTCTTCGCATATTGACGATATGCCCACTCTTCACCCTCAGACATAGCATCACGAACACCAACCCAATACTGGGTGTCCATCATTTTGAATTCTTGTTCCGAAATCTCAGCAGTGTCAGGAAACTCATCGTAAAACCAAGCCAAGAAACGATCGTCTTCTTTACACCAGCGTGACCAAGTGCGCTCATTGACGACCACTCCCTGGTATTCCTTAGCCTTCGTAGCCTTGTACCATTCACCACGAAAAAAACGCTTACGTTGAGCCATTCTATAGGATAACAGGCGAAACTTTTCTTGCTGTGGGGTCGGGCGAAACCCGTTATCATCAGGCTTCAACCACTCGTTTACTTGTGGATTGTTTATATGATCAAACTCTGATGACATATCTACAACAACATCGTCTTCATTATTATCGTTGAAGCCATCTTTTTCGTCAGACATTTGTTCTCCTTATCACCCATTATCACACAGTATAGGAGTTATGCATGCCTAATAACTATGAAGAAGACTATCGAAAATTCAACGAAGTTCTTAAAAAGCTAAGGTCAGATGGAAAAATAAGCGATGAACCTCCACCATCCGACAAGATCGCAAAGAAAAAGTACATCGAAAAACTAACTGATCTTTTCAAAAAAGAAGTCTACGGATCAGATTAAAACGGGATGTGCTCATCGGTTTCAGCATAAGCAGTGTTTTGTGGTTGGGCTGTCGGAGCATTGTCGTTTCGGCCACCCAAAAAGCGGACATTTTCAGCAACGATCTCTGTAGAGTACCGCTCAACGCCTGATTTGTCGGTATACTTTCGGGTTTGAATTTTGCCTTCAACGTAAATTTCTTTACCCTTAGTACAAAATTTATTGACGTTTTCTGCCGTGCGACCCCAAACAGTGACGTTGTGCCACTCAGTGTGGTCTACCCAAGAATCACCTTCTTTACGTCGATCAGTGGTTGCCATTCGAATATTGACAACGTGTGTTCCCGATCCAGTTGTTCGAAGTTCAGGATCAACACCAAGGCGACCGACCAAAATTGCTTTATTTACACTCATTACTTTTTCCTTTTTTCATATTTATTGTACCCAATCGCCAACGATTTCTTTCGTTCATCATCAGTCATCTTGGGTTTCTTTCTGTATTCCATACGCATGTGCTTCGCCAGAAACTTATCTTCATTCGGGTTTCCGGTTTCGAAGTCACCGTACTGTTCACCCTCGGCAATTGCTTTTCTTTTTACGCGAGTATCAGCAGCGGTTTTTTGTGGTGAAGCCTTAGCATGTTCAGCGGCAGGTCTATATCGTTCACCAGTAGCATCTGGACCCTGAATGCTGGGCTTACCCGACTTGGTGCCCCAATCTTCTTTTTCCCAATCTTTCAGATTTTTTTGTGGTTTTTTAAGGCCCATCAGTTCCTATAGCCCCCACCAGCAGACTTGTACTGTTTGGCCAGCATCTGAGCCTTGCGGGCAGACCACTGACCAGCTTTACCGCCCTTACTGCCAGCCAAAATTCGTTTAAACAAACGTTTACGCATTCCAGGCTTGGTGTAGTTACCGGCCTCGTTTACACGACTTTTAGTTTTTTTTTTGGACCGCCGATCTCATACATATCACCGCCCATAGGCTCACTTTTGGCGATGATGATTACGCCCGGTGAAGTCATTTTAGGCATATCCATCATGGAATCAGAAGAGTCCTTCATCATCTGTTCCAACTCGCGAACCAAAGACTCAGACAAAAAACCTTCCATCTTCAACTCTACAATGCACTCTGGATGAGAAACCAAAGCGTATTTCACCTCTTGGTTAATATCAGTTGGCTGAAGCGGTCCAGAGTCTCTCTTGAACATGGACATGGCGCGCAAGCCATCGACCATATCGATCTCACCAGAAGGCTTCTCTTCTTGGTCTATAAAGTCATCACGAGACATTGCATGATCATAAAAAAACATCAGACCCTCCCAGCCCAAACAGTGCAAACTCTCATCGACGCACATTTGAAATCTAAAGCTTGGCAATAACCCAACTCACCAGCGGCAACAGCCATTTCAGGGTCGGCTTCGTCACCAATACCCTTCTCAATGCATTCAAGCATCTCAGGTGATCGATCAAAAAAAGAACAGTTTCCGCAACGCATCTGCATAACATTTTCAAGCGAATCGTTAAACTGATCAGCGTACTGTTGCCAAAACTCTTGATTACCACCAGCATCATCCAACTGTGGATTAGCGGGGCCGTACATCTTTGTATCGATTGCATTCTGGCGGCTCTCAAGATTTAATTCAAGTTCTTGAGTTGCACGAGGACATGCATTTGGCTGACCGTGCTCACGCATTCTGCTGGTTAGGAAATTGTCGTGCATTAGCCCTTCACCTTTGATCCTGCTCGCCATTGGTAGCAAGACCAATACTTAGCGGTAAGTTTGTTTTTTGCCGTGGCCTTGTCACAACCATGACGAGATCTAAAGTTCTTGCGGGCCTTCGGGTTGTCTCTACGGATTTGCATTTTTGCATCACCGAAACGAATGACCTTCTTTTTGCCACTTGAGCTAGCAACAACAACAAACTTCTTTTTTCCGTATCCAGGCTCGCCCTTACGGATGCGACGGGGCTTGTTGGTTTTCATGCCCCCTTTCAACAATGCATCTGCGGACTGAGCCATTTTACATTCCGTATTTGGACTTGCTTCGCTTCATGTGTGGGTTGCCGGTTTCAGACTTCATGCCTGCAGCAATCTTACCAACACGCTTGGATTGATCTCCGTGAAGCTTTGACGCATTCCCCAATTGGCCTGAGATGTCTTGAAGGTCCTCTTTCGGTCCACCAGCCTCACTCAAGCGCGGCAATTTATCAAACTTACGGTTCATAAATTTGTCCATCGCCATTTTGGAAGCACGATTTTTCTGAAGCCTGCTTTGGCCCATGCCACCAGGACCACCCATTTCAGATTCGACATTGGATTTTAGTGGCTGTGAAGCCATGCGGGGATTGCGGCCCCGCTTCATTCGAATCTCTTTTGCCTGGTTCAGGGCTTCCATACGACGCTTGTCGTCCATGCTGGCTGGTCGCTTCTTTCGCATTATTCCATCATCCCTTGACGCAACATTTTATCTGCACCAGTTTTCTCTTCACGCTCTGCAAACTCCATTGCTTCTGCGTAACCAAGACGCTTGATGTCAGTGCTGGCCATGTTGCCCATGAAGATAGCACTGCGAGCCCGGTTGGCCTCTTCAGTGGAACCAGACAACTCATCGATAATGTTTGGCGATTCGCCCTTCATTTTTTGATAATCTTCGAGTCCTTGTCGAAAACCAACATCAAAAGCAGGCTGACCACGAAACTCAGCAAGCTTGGCTGACGCAGCAGCATCATATTGCATGGATGCTGGGGCTGATGGCGTTTGTCGCTCTGTCAACATGGACCGATTTAGTTCTTCGGTGATGGAGGCAACGTCATTTGGTGGAACATTTGGCAGGGCCATAGGTGTAGAAACAGGAGTCATGTCCCTCGCTGAAAATGTTCTTGATCGATCAAATGGAGGCATACGAGACGAATCAACCATCCGTTCAGCCTTCGCCCTCATTTCGGCGCGACTGGCCTCAGGGTTTTCTTCCATTGTCCGTTGTGCCATTTCATAAGCCGCTTCAGGACCCATACGACGAGCCATACTGCCTCCTAAACTAACTCTACGTTACCTAACAACTCTTTATATAACAAGTATGATATCAAGCCTGTTTCTTTTAGAGCCTCAAGATTGTAATAATCTTTTGCCAGTATACGCTTTTGATCATTATTAAGCTGCACTGTCTGTACAGGATGCTCAAAAAACTTAGCTTTTTGATACAAATAACGATTCAAATCTCCAGATTTACCAAACATATCTAACATTGGGCCATCGTTTCCAATGGTTTCCTTTAGTCGTTTACGTTGTTTATTTTCCTGGGAAGCACGTAAATCAGCGTCCAAAAGCATCGGATCGCCCGAATATCCCGTGTTTACGAACAAACGAACGTCATCATAGCCCTGAATGCCCTTGGGGTCAGTGTCATAGTACGTGTCCGAGCCCATCAGATACCGGTCATACTCAGACTCATTCAGTTGCCTGCCAGCTTCTGAAAATTTATCTATTGAGTCATCGTACCATTCGGCCAATAGCTTACCGCGCTTACCAATCTGGTCCTCTTCGGTAAGGCTTCCATACTCAGCTTCAATCAAGCCCATTTGTGTATAGAGATCCTGTGCTTCATTGCTCAACCCAATCATCTTTTCCACAAGTGCAGCAGTCTCTGAGAAGTCGATTGCTTGGCTGTATCCGCCCTCGTAAGACATGGACTCATACTCTGGGGGCTCTGAGAGTGGGTTACCCTGCTCTTCTTGTCGCTGTGACCGTACAGCGGCAGCAGCAGGGACTGCAGCACCCACTCCGATGCCCTTGAGTATCGATGGGTCGGTCGGGTCGAAGGTGCCGATGTTACCCGTGGCTGACTTGATCTGTGTGGGCTCAAAGACAATAAACGCGCTTCCGCCTTTCTCCCAGTCAACCTTCTCAGCAAGGTTTCTATAAGTGATTCCGTCATACCCCTCGGCTTTGATCAGATCGACCATTTCATCGAGAAGTTCGAGGTTCTCCGCGCTCTTAGCAAAGTCATCATAAGACTCAAAGGATCGACGAAGGTTTGCAGCTTCATCAGCGATCTCAAACAAACTACTTGCCGTATTCCCGTCAGGGAAGATTTTAATCAACTCATCGGCAAGTTGTGCCGAGTCATCCCATCGGCCTATATCCACCATCGGAAGCGGGTTTTTTATGTCGAGATAAACAGGCATGACAGATCCAAAATCACCCTTCGCCCGACCGCGCCACGCCCCCAAAACTTCACCCGCAGCCTCTCGACCACGGAGTTCTAAGTCTTTGAGCCTTATATTGGCTTGTTCCGCGCTCCCAAAATGAGCCATTTTCCCGTACGTGTCGAACTCGTCAAAGTCGCCCGGTGTCCCATGATAAACCACCAACGGCTCACCAGCCTTATCGACTACCTTGGACTTACCAAACCAACGCTTGAAGAACGGCGACTCTGTACCCTTCTCACGCCACAAGCGGGCAGCTTCTTCTGCTTCGTCTGCGGTCTTGGCACCGGCTGTGGCTACGTCTGCGGCGGCGGGTGTGGCAGCGGTCAAACCAGGGCGGGCAAACTCAGGTTCTACAACTTGCAGCCGATCAGAAAACTTACGGGGATTTTCTCTGTAGATTTGATCCAGTTTAATTAGTGCGGCCTTGGCATCAGCAAACCTACCTTCACCAAGAGCAATAGCCGCATCATTAGCCAACATCTGAAGTTCGTTGTAGACCGGCAACTTCCTATGCTCATCGGCGTACTTTTGACCCAAAGCACGTAGTTCATTTAGTTTCGCTTCGGTGCCAGCCTGACTGCGAATACCGCCCTCAATATCACCACTCAAGTCCGCGATGCCCCGACGTGTTTTTGGAATAATATCCATTCCAGGGGGCCTATACATTTCACCAGGACCAGATGGTGTCATGCGATTTATGATGTCGCCAACATGCTCCGCAGTGTGACTCCATAGCGGAGAGACTTTGGATCGCTGCATGTCGTACATCGCAGTTTCAGGGTCATTCACCTGTAGTCGGCCCAACTCCTTAAACGCTTCATCGATCTCTTGCCGTGTCTCAGGTAGCTTCATCGTGGCGGAAGCGGGGGGCTTGTAGGTATCCACAACGATCTGCTTCTTACCGGCCTTGCGTAGAGCGGCAATCCGATGGACGCCATCGCTGATGGATACGATTTTTCCGTCAGCATCAAGACCCACTTGCGGAGGGGTCATCTCTTCGCCAGACTCAATAAACTTTGTTGCCCTACGGACTCTTTCCGGGTCTCGGACCTTGAAGTCTCCACC